CTATCCCGCACCTTTTTGAAGTTTTTTAATTGCTTCTATGGCGAGTCGTTTTCTATCAGCAGTCTTTGTATAGAGTGATGCCATATCATCTTCAGTCCACCCAAAAATTGCTTTAAGTTGTGCAACGGTAGCGCCTGCATTGGCAGCTCTTGTAGCAGCTAATTTTCTTAAACCATGTGCTGATTTTTTTACACCAGCTTCATTACAAGCATTTTTAAATAAGTTCCCAAAGGTTTCTTTGGTTAGTTTCTTGCCCCCTTTCCCACAAATGAATGTTTCATCACCAATAGGACCCGTTTCAAGAGTTTTTGCTAATTCGGGTAAAATGGGAAGAAACACATCTGTTTGAAATTTGCTCTTTTCTGTCTTTAAATGAATGACATTATCCGTTACATCTTTCCAACCAATGCGTACAACATCCCCCCTTCGTAAGCCTGTGTAGAGAAGAACATCAACCCATACCCGTTCATGTGTTCCAAGAGGCCATTGTTGATAATATTTATTGATATCTTCTTCTATCCAAGCAGGGAAACCATCCTTGTTTTTAAGAGACGGTCTTTTAACCCCTGCAGCAGGATTATCTTCCAAAAGCCCTTGTTCAATTGCCCATTTAAAAAGGCTATTAACTGCTTTGAGAAAATTCCGAGCATTTGCGGGTGTTTCCTTGCGTCTTTCAACACCAGCTATAATATGCGACTTTTTAATTGCTTTGTACGGAATATCTCCTATGGCATCTGATACTTTCATTAAAATGAGTTCTTTTTGTCTTTTCGTAGCATGAGCTAGGTTATGCCAGGTGAGGCTATTAAAATATTGTTTTAGAAGCCATATGAAACTACCTTCAACCAGTTTACCAGGTTTAGATTTAGGGAGCTTGTATCCTTGTAACTCAGAAAGAGCATCTTTATAATCGTCGACAAATTCTTGTGTACCATAGACTCCATGCACTCTACGCCTTTGACCATGGCCAATACGCACATACCATATAGTTTTACCATGGCGCGTGATTTCTTTGACAAGGTGAGGAGGCCGCGGTTTAGGCATGACAGGACCTTACATACCAATGTCATAATCAAAATCATCCTTTGAGAGATCTAGTAATCTGTCTGGATGGGTAGCTGTATTTGGTACGGTGATGTCAGGTTTAAGATAAATTAAGAGCTCACCAGTTGGTTTGATTTCAATTAACTCGCAACCTTGCTTTTTAGCCTCTCGTAAAGCCCGAGCAATGGCTGGCTGTGTTATAGTAGGGTGGCGATGAGCCATGTTGAATTTCCTTAATTTTGAGTGCACTTCATCTGTGGTGAAAAGTGCGCATGTGTGAGAGAGTGATTGAAAATGGGTGGGGACGCTTTTGGAGGGAGATGAGAATACAAGAGCGCCCCCTATGGGGTTTAAGCATCTTGTGTCAAGAATTGCATATCCTGTTCTACTTCTGCTAAAAATGCTTCAACAGCTTTATTAATGAGCTCAATCTGTTCATCATCACGTGGAATGCGTAGAGCCCTGATACACAAATGAGGTGATTTATCTATAAACCAAGGATGATAGCTAACAAAATCACACCATTTTCGCCCTGTGCAAGCCATTTGGAATTGCATTTGCAAGATATATTCAGGTTTGATTTCACCACTTAACAAAAAACGTGTATGTGTTATTGGTTGAGGACATTTGACCTCTACAAGGCCCTCATCTCCAATGAGACCATCAGGACTAGCGCCTGCCATTTCAATTGTTGGATGGGGTATAAAACCACATCGTGTGACAGGAGTATCGTAAAGAAAGCTATATTCTTCAATTGCACTGTCTTCATATTCATTGCCCCATCGCATGGCAGGTGTTTCATAAGATGATACCGTTTTACCAGTTAAACGTTCTGTAATGAGCTTGATTTTGTATTCTTCATATTTACTTGTGGGTAAACCTTTAGCTGTTTTATCGACGATGCTGTTAATATTTGAGGCAGTGACTTTACCTAAACGCGCTTGAAACCATTCTGCTGTTCTTTGTTCCATATCACACCCCCATTGAAGCTTGTTGAGTTGGTGTGTTTGGTTGTTTTGGTAAAGGTAAAGCTTGTTGCGCTTCATTCATTTGTAAGTGTTGTTTTGTTTTTAAACGCCTTAAAACAAATTGCCCTGTCTCATGAGACATTTCTGCGAGATTTGTGACCTTTGCATAAGAGATTATTTTTGCTTCGTCTGTTTTTGTTTGTTCCATTAATTCTTTGATTTGTGCGAGTGATTCATCAGAAATTCTCTCGTTTTGGGGGGTATAGTTAACTTCACTGAGGTAAATAGCTTCATTAATACGATTAGCTTCGTCTTCGTCATAGATACCAGAAAAACCGAATGCATAACGAGCACACTGTATAACAGCCTTATGACGCAACATGCGAGCAGGACATTGATTCCAAGGTTCTGTATTTCGCTTACATTCTTTGAGATATTCTGTGATTTTTATGGGATATTTCTTATCTTTTAAATGTATAGTGCACGTAACAGAAAACAGATTGCCTTCATTATCAAAGTTTTCTTGGAGTTCTACCCCATCGAGATTATCATGTGAATGGATAATCTTAAGCCACCCATCAACAGAGACAACCGATATAATACCGCCGCCTTTTTTAGGGATGGCATATATTTCTTTGTTTAGAGGGTCTAATCCATATTTTTTGGCAAGATAAACAAAAACCAAAAATTCAGCATTAGAAATGTTACCACTAATACAGGTTTTGAAAATTGCATCACGAAAATCTTGTTCTGATAAGTCATATTGTTGCGCCATTTTTGCTACAAGAGGAGTTGTCATTATCTTTTTCCTTAATTTGGGTACACCCCACCTGTGGCGTGAAGCACGCGTGTGTTGAAAAGGGTGTGTTTTGGGATGTTAGATGTGTTGAGAAGAAAGGGTTGTTGCTGTTCTTTTAAAGTCAGCAATTTCGGCATTAGCAAAGCCGTGAATCTCTTCTTGAGTGCGGATCTGTTTTTGGAGCATCATACTCAGACGTTTTAATCCTTTGGATGTGATCTTTGCACTAGGAACGCTCTTTTTTCTTCCGCTGATGGTTTGAATGGTTTTTGGTATATACCCCATTAGTCCTTCATTGATTTTACTATAATAAGGCACCAAACTTTTATCAGTACGGCGATAAATCCAACGATGATTGATCAAATAATTCGCTAAATCTTCAAGGCACATGCCTAACTTTTCTGCTGCATCATTTATATCAAACAAATCATCAGAGCGTTCTAAACGTTCAAGTGCTTCTGTCTTTGGGGTTGATTTAGCAATGATATGATCTTTGCGTTCACTTTCATTTTTTAAGTGCGTAAAAACACCTAATATGACCTGAGGATCAGAATAGTCAATTTGAGGAGGTGTCATTTGTTTTGTTTTTCGTTCGCACTCAATAAAGTATTGACGAGCTTGTTTCCCCTTTTCATTACGCTCAATCATAGCAAGTTCTTTTGCCATTTCTAAAGTAAGGTAATATTCCATGCTTGGACGAGTGTTTTGTTTTGATTTTACTAAAATTTGAATAAAACTCACAAAGTCTTTGTTTTCTAAAAAACCATACTCTTTAATACGGTAAGCTATCCAATCATTAAAAGGAGAAATTATTTTTAAAAAAGCATGTAATTCACGTGCATTGACTGTCTGAACAGGTTCTTGATTAATTGTGTGTTCCCAAATGGTGATAGGAGCTTTCATTGCAGACCTCATAGTGTTTGGATTAGTTTTCAAATGTGTTGGGAAAAAAGGGTTATTGCCAACAAGTACTGTAGAATGGACTTGTATTTTCCCGTTCTCTTATTTTGTCTAAGACATCACTGTATGCCCAGCTGTGAGCTATAAAAGGATATGGGGCATCCTCTACAAAATAATAATGGCTATAATCATCTAAGTACTTTTGAACATAAAGTTCAGCAACGTCTTCTGAAATATCATCATAGCGATTTGACTGAAGATCAATGCGAAGAATGCTTACAACGCTTTCTATCTGGTTGACCATGTTCATGATTTCAGTTTCATCAATTGGTCCAGGTCTAGCGTCGTACTCATCATAAGTAGACACAATCAACAAGATCTCATCAGCATTCACAAAAAGCTGTTCATTCATTTTCATCCCCTCTCATTCACGTTGGCAAATGGTTCTTTTTACTTTATGGGGATATTAATACGCTTTTCGTAATAATTAGTCAAGAAATAAATTACGATATACGTATTTTTTTGGATTTGTAATCCACATAATAATTATGATTTTAAATATAAATTGGGAATGTTATGCTAAATAATGAAAGAGAAAAACAGTTGTCTGTAATGCTAGATAAGTTATCTGAAAAGGAAAAAATAGCTTTTATAAATTTCGTGCTGCAAGCAAAGATTTTAAAAGGTCCTCAACAATCTTTTTTTCAGAATCATTCGCTTGAGAATATAAATAAAGAAAATCATCTGAGCAAAATCCAGAAACAGGTGAAGAATCTTTAAAAAACTCCATAATTTTAACAAGCTCATCGGCTTTAACATCTCTCATTTCTTTATCTGGATTAAGATTAACAATGTTAGATATAGCTGGTCTACGCACTCCAAGATGGGCTGCAAGTTTTGCTTGACTTCCACGGCCCATTTTATCGAGTTCCTTTTTTATCCAAATTTTTAGCTCTCTTTGTTTAACCATGCTTGAGTTATTTCTCATTTTCAAAAGTCTTACAATAATTAAAAAAAATATAAATACGTTTATCGTATTGACTAAATGTTTCTTATATCGTATTTATTATATATGATAAAGACATGTACAGAAACAGCAAAACTTATAATTACATATCTTGGTGGATACCAGACGGTTGCTAATATTATTAATCGCAACGTTGTTGTAGTTAGAAAATGGACTTATCCTGTTGAGAAGCGTGAAGGAAAAGGTGGGATTATTCCCGCTAAATATCAAGTTATGCTTTTGAATTACGCTAAATGCAATGACATAGACTTACGTCCTGATGATTTTTTTTATCCTGAACGTTTGCAAAACTTAATGCAGCAAAAGGAAATACCCCCATCACCTGAGTTTGTTGATGGTTGTGCAGTAAGCGGGGCAGGGTATGAGCAAAACGATGCCCAACAATATTAGGTGGATAAGAACATGAGTATAGAAAAGAAATACGAGCTTACGGAAGAAAGTGAGAAGGTTGATAATTCAAGATTTGGAAAGAAATATAACTGCACTCTTCATCGTATTCGTGCATTAAGAGACTTTGGTGATGTTAAAGCTGGTGACATTGGTGGTTTTATAGAGAAAGAAGACAATCTTTCTCATGAGGGTGATTGTTGGGTTTATGACGGTTCATACGTTTCCGGCAATGCTATGGTGAGTGGTGATGAAAAGATAAAAGATACGGTAGTGTGTGATGATAATGTTATTACGTATGAAATGACATTCATGACACCACAGGAGTATATGGCCTCTCTTTCACGGTTACATAGGTTTTGGAAGCGGCTTTTTTATTATTGGCAGTACAGAATATGGATTTAATGATCAGGGGTATTCATACAATAACTTAAACAAGGTAAAAATAAGGAAAGAAAAGTGATTAAAGGTGATTTTATGGCAATAGTATATACTTTGCGGCTTGTTTTAACTCTGTGTTTTTTGTTTCGTTTTTAACTACTTGTAAAGTGAGTACGTACGTTATTTATTGAGATGCGCTTTCTTTGAAAAGTTTATTAATACAATTCAAATTCTGTTTATCTGACAATCTAAAAAAGCCGAGGTTACAAAGAAGCTTCAGTGTTTTATTTGGATCATTAGACGAAGTATGTTCTAAAATAATAGTTATAGGATTTACTGTATTTGGTTGTTTAACTAGCACGGTAAGTGAAAGTATAATTTCTTGTTTACTGTTTATACTAAATAAATCAAAGAAGTGCTCTGGTTCCGGTTTTGTCTGAGGATTTATTAAGTCGATGTGCTTAGGCTTTGTGGAGATAATTATATCTGGTTTTTTAGGGAATTTTGGGTTTGGATTGATATAGCGTGCTTCAATAAATTGGAATGGGCTTTTGTGATCTATCCAGATGTTATTTACTTTAATTACTTGTTTTGTAGGATTGTGAAGGGCTAACTTTATTGTAATTTCAGGATTTTCATTTTTATACGGAGACACGGTCGATTTATATGATACGCAATTAAACTGCAGTGTTCGTCCTAAAGCCTTTTTTTTCTGTTCTTCATATCTTGCCCAAACTGAAATACTTGCATGAATGCTACTAATGACAATGGAGATTATAGAGAAACATTCAAATACTGTCATTCTATTTTCTCCCCCACTTTTTCAAAACCATAGTGATGAAACGGTTTTATAAAACATTTTTAATGAAACGTCAGATGCCTAACATGATTCCTTTTCTTGATCTAGATACGAAGACAGGCTGGGCAATTTTACACTTAAAGAAAGAAGGAGATATGTGATGGCCACGAAATTACCCTGGGTAAAATTTTATCCTGGTCAATTTTTAATTGAGCTTATGCTTTTGAAGCCAAAAGAAACAGCTGTTTATACAACACTGGTCTTGCTCATGCTTCATGAGCGCGCACCTATTTTTAATGATGCTTCTCATTTATCAAGTTTGTGCAGCTGTTCAGTGTGGACGTTTCGAAACATATTAGAATCTTTAATGAGCCGTGGTTATATCATTCGTTTAGAGAGTGGCCGTTTGTGGTACACATCATCAGCAGTTGATCTTGATATCAGTAATATATCTTCAGAAAGAAAGGGGGAAAGCTATGTCAACTAAATTACCTTGGGTTCGAAATTTCTATGAAGAATGGATCATGGATTTTTCTGGTACGAGTGCAGCAGAGAAAGCTACTTATATGACACTCACTGCTCTCATGTATCGAGCACAAGAACCAATTTGGGAAGAGATTACTACATTAGCGCGTCGTATTGGTTGTTCAGTAAATGCTCTTAACAAGACACTAGATCTTTTGTTGCGTAAGGGAAAAATTATCCGTTTAGAAGATGGCCGTTTATGGAGTCAGCAAGTCGAAGAAGAGCTTAAAGATTGCAATGATAATTTAAATAAGCGCTCAGAAAAGGCTATAAAAGCCGCGAATACTAGAAGAAATAAGCGTCAAGATAACTCATCACGAGATTACGATGAAATCATGGTGGAGTCATCACAAAGTCATGATGATGACATGATGACTTCATCACGACAACACATTAACAATAACATATATAAAAAAACTAACACTATCGTGTTATCAAAAAAAGAAAATGCTTCAGAAGATTTAGCAACTGAAGTTTCGGTTCAAAGTGAAACAACCGATGATGCTGTTGAGCAGCAGTTGGATCACGATACACCCTCATCAGAAAACCAATCATCCGTTTCACAGCAAAAAAGCACTGAAAAGAAAACCAAGCGGTCTAGGAGTGAACGGGGATGCCGATTGCCTCATGATTTTGAACCTGATCTGGAATACGCAATCGACAAGGGCTTAACGCATGATGAGGCGTCGTTAGAGTTTGAGAAATTTAAAAACTACTGGCTGGCTAAGTCTGGTCAAGGTGCAATCAAAAAGGATTGGAAACTGACATGGTACAACTGGGTTATTTCCGACTATGGACTTTTAGCTCAGAAAGCAAAACTGGAAAAGGAAAAACAAAATGGTAGGTATGGAAATTATTCTCAGCGACAAAAAAGTTTCACCGAACGTCTTACAGAAAGTTTCGAAAGTTTCAGACATGATTTTTCATCTGGAGATGATCATGAAGAGGATCAGTCGAGGGTATCCATCGACCTTCAAGAGTGGGAGCGAATTGACGAAGCAGGAGGAAGAAAGAGTCTTGGATGCTTGCAACCATCTACAGAGATTGTTCAGTGTGAAAGCTTCGGATGAACAGATTAAGAAAGCTGCTTTTTTTCTCTCAAGTTTGAGAGTTCCAGCTAACACAGATCCCAATGTAGTTTCTTCATCCTACAAGCTGACACTCAAACAAGTTTCAGCATACGCTCTTGCAAAAGCTGTTGAAAATATTCTCGCCGGTCAGGTCAAGGAGATGTCAAAGGTATTCATGCCCACATGTGCAGAACTTGTTTCCTATTGTCAGAAGCTAGAAAGTGATGTGCTTGGCAGAGTTTGGTATGTGCACAGAGCGATTGAAAATACACAAGCAAAGGCACTGAAAGAACAGGAGAGACGAGAGAATGTCATTCCATTCACAAAAACGGCTTGATGAGTTTTAGAACAGCAAAATAGAGAGAAGTGCTGATCATTTTTGGATTAGACATGCATTTAAATCGACAGAAAGGCACCTTAGAGAAAGATTTGGAAGTTTTTTAATGAATTCCACATCTGAAACATAAAACGCTCTGTACGGGGCTAATTTGAGAAAAGTAGAACAGATGCAAAAATCGGGACAATTGGATATGTTTAAAAAGATTAGAACTGTAGCGATATACAGCATAGGATTTGCAGTGTTGCAGTTTTTGCAGATAGAAAAAAACACCGAATTTATTCAAGCTGTTTTAATGTTTTCATCGCTTGCCATTGTCATAACAATGATTTTTATGACAGCTTTCTTTAATTCCAAACTTGCTTCAGAGTTGTATCACAACCCTAAACATCAACATGAAAAAACAACAGATTTGAATATCGCAACAGATTATTTGCAAAGATATTTGCATAGGTTTTTGCATATAGCTGTGATGGCGTTTCTTTTATTACTTTTTCAAAACATTAACAGAGAAGTGGAACTCATTTTTTGGCATCTGTTTTTACTTTTTGTAGGCACTATTATCTTTCAAATGTACGGTTTCGTAAACAATTTTATAAAATCGCTTAGATTAAACGCTGTCCACTTTTTGTAGAATAAATGCTTTGAAGAACTCAACTAAATACGGTTAAATTTTTCATTTGTATGCTTAGCAAGTTACATACATCACTGAATAGAGAAATATCATGTCAGCCTATCGCATTGAACGGAGCATAGCGTTGCGTAAAATAGCATTAATTCGCGTCTGATAACCTTTACCTTGACTCTTAAGCCACGCTAATACATCGGAATCTACACGCACAGTCGTTATAGTTTTAGTTGGCTTGTAAAATGGATTACGAACAGCATTTTTCCAAAATTCATTATCTAGTGATGGAATATCGCTATAATCAATTTCATTGTCAGGCATTCTAGCCAACTCATTAATTTCAACCTGCTGTTCATCAGTTAAAGGCGGTAGATTACTCACATCAACCTCATAACGAACTTTCTTCTTCATAACGTTTTCTCTCTTTCAAACTAGCACGTCGTGCTGAAATAATACGAATTACCTCTCTCCCATCTTTATCGTCATAGATAGTATGAGCTACCAGTAGTAATAAGAAGCCATTTACAAGCCCCAAAGTTTGCCAACGATATTCTCCATTTTCAATACGATCCTGTCTAGTCATAGCAAATGGATCTGCAAAAACACGAACAGCTACCTCAAAACTTATACGATGCTTTCTGAGATTGCTTTCCGCTTTGATTTTATCCCACTCAAATCTTATTTTCATACATTATTGTTAATACATTTATATATGTACGTCAAGAGTTTTAAATCAAATATGTTTTATTTTAAATTTCCACTGAGGTAGTTTGGAGAGCGCGTATGCAATTTGTCCCCTATGACACATGCATACATTTTCTTCAAAACAAGTAATTGCAATGCGTTTTCTGTCTAAGAACAGCTGATATAATTTTTCTAATTCAAGAGAATTATCTTTAAGAGTTGTATTGTTATAGTCTTGAAAAAGACGCTCATAATCTCTTTGCGTTTTCAAATCTTGACGCTTTTCAGAAATAATACCCAGCTCTGGAATATGCCTATATTCAATACCCAATGCATTTACAATTTTAGATAATTGCGTTTTGGAAAACCCATACTTGCGACTTAATGGGTTTTTGCGAACATCACATAAAGTTTTGATATTATTTTTGATAAGACGATTGAGATAATTTTCAAAAGATTGCCCCTCATACCCAATGGTGAAGAAACAAAAGGTTTCATCCTTTGGTCGAAATGCATTGATTTTTTCTAAATCTTTTTTCTCCATAACATTATTTGCTATACAGCTGTTAATCGCAAAATATGGATAGTTTTTGTAAACATACCGAATAAGTTCATTACCTTTAAGTTTGCTAAATTTTTCAACAAATGAAGAAATTTTCTTTTGTGTAGCAAATTCAATATCAGCACTATAATCATTCTTTATTGATGTAAGCTGCCAATCATTTTTGTTGGCAAGCATGCCTAATTCTATAAGCTTATGTTTATCAGCATGAGATTGAAAAGAGAAACAACCATATTTGTAAGGCACAAACTCATAACTTTGTTTTTCTTCGTATTGTGTAAATAAAAATAAATATTTTTGAAAATCTATACTTGAAAGACGTCCTCCAAATTCTTGAAGCAAGGCTAACAATAGTTTTTGCCGTTTGAATAAGGTTTTGCCTTTTACTGTCTTCATAGTGTTATTTCTGTATCTGATTGACGTAGATGAATTTGAAAAAACCACTCAAATTTCAACAAGTGCGCTGGTTTATGATTTGCTTAAAAGCAAACAAATGAAATTATAGCACAAAAAAGCATTTATGCACGGATAAAATCACCAATAAAATGTTTATTTTCAGTTATTTATGCTGTTTTTTCTTTGGAAAAATGCACTATGTCATGCTATAGTAAAAGCAGCTTTTCATATCCGTATTTCATTTCAATTATTTTCCTTAGAAAAGATATCAAACATGATCAACAAAGTGATTTTAGTAGGCAATCTCGGTGCCGATCCAGAAAGCAGGACAATGACATCTGGTACAGAGGTGGTGAACTTTCGTATAGCCACGTCACAAAGCTATAAAGATAAAAAAACAGGTGAAAAGGTAGAGAAAACAGAATGGCACTCTATCGTGGTTTTTAATCCCCATCTTGCAAAGGTTGCACTTCAGTATCTGGGTAAAGGTTCCAAGGTTTATGTTGAAGGTCAATTACAGACGCGTAAATGGCAAGATAAAAGCGGGCAAACACACTACACAACAGAAATTATCTTACCGCAATATAAGGGGGAATTGAGGATCCTTGATAGTGTTCAAAAGGCTGAACCTGACATGGATGTTCAAAAGCAAACAACGACATGGGAGAGCGGTGGTCAAGAATATTTAGAAACAACTTTGGATGACAATATCCCGTTTTAATCAGGAGGTTTTCTTATGAAGAAATGGAGAAACCATAGAATGACTATGCATCATGTTGTTACAGAGCAAGAAATGGATTCATTAAGAAATTGCGCAATGTATGTACAGCATTTTGATACGTCCATAGGTATTTTGTTAGGGACGTTCATAACTTTAGTCTTGGGGACAATATGGGATAAAAGCCATTTGGGAGAGAAAATAATAATTTTTTTTGTAATAAGCGCTTTCCTTATGTGGCTCCTTTATTTGAAGCGAAAGACGCAATCCAAGATAGAGAGAATTTGGCAATATATTAAAAAGGCATCTGAGGGCGTGAATGAAAAAACGTAAAAAACGGGGAAGACCTAGAATAGAAGGTCAAATAAGAGAACCCAATGGACGTATCTCACGTGCAAAAACGCCTGATAAGTTTTCATATCAACAGACACTTGAAATGCGTGCCAAGCGTTATGGAGCGAGTATTCAAGATGCGAAAAACCCGATTATTGGTACTTATGTAGGGCGGTTATATTTGTTGGAAAAAAAGATTAATCAAGATCAGTACGATGCATCACAGCAATATATTCAGGTACGAAACGATTATTCGTGTGCGAAAGGATTGCCGGGGGCAGTCCATGACGATGTAGCTTCTAATCACGATCAAGATGGCCTTGAGAAGTGGGTTGAGATAGCAACTGATCGCTATGAAGCTGTGCGAGATGTTATTAGAGAAACACAGGGGTTATATCGTCAGTATAATCTTCATGCTGCATTGCAGTATATCGTTATAGAAGATCAACAACTGCCATACCTTGTCAGTTCTCTACGCATGGCTCTCAATGCTCTTCAGAAATATTTTGATCGTTAACCAAAAGCGAGCAACAATAACATTGAGCAACTAATTCCAGCGGTTGTTATTATAAATAAAGATGCGGGGACTTTCAATCCAAAGCGCCACAGCAAGCTAATGGGGATAGACATGATGCTGATAAATATAAGCAGTGCTATTGGAAAAATAAAATCATCAATTCTCAACTTTCGAGGTGTTTTATTGTCAAAAGAAGAGGAAGATGAAACGTTATTATTGCTTACAATAGGAACAATTATATCTCCCTTATTCTTTGAGAGAAGCTCTCGAAACCGTTCTGGAGTAAAGTCATCCATAGGAACAATGTTGAGAGAATTATTATGGTCTGTTTTCTTTGATTTCTCAAGCAATTCCTTATTCCTTGAGAAAAGTTCTCGGAGTTGTTCCGGAGTAAAGTCATTTATATGACCAATGAATTTTGCCTTTTTATAAGGACCAGATTTTCTTAATTCAGCCATTGGTTTGTTTTCATAAGTAACAACCGGCTGTTCACTATGCGCATAACCTGTGAACATAAATGTACTAATAAATATACCCAATAAAGCAGTTCTTTTAACAGATAAGAAAAAGCGCATCGTCCCCTCCTGATTTTAAAGTTACGAATTCGTATAATTGATTCGATAAGAGGGAGCAATTTATACCATATTTAGATTGATCGTGATAAAAAATATACCATATCGTGATTTTTGAGTTGACATAGGGGTAGAAATGGTATTTAATGACATCGCGGCACTAGTCGTATTGTGCCTAAAATTAGATTTATAATATAATTTTTATTTCTTGCTATGATACGGAAAGCCCTGCGTTTGCAGGGTTTTTTGTTAAAGCAATCCAGTTTATTCATTTTTATTTATTGACGATTTATTGACCTCCTCTTGTTCCCCCCAAGAGTGAGGTCTTTTTATATCTCGCACTTTAAAGGAATAATCCATGGCATCTGGATCAGATAAGTCTGTGAAGGGGACACCGCCCAATGCAGGAGCAGGGCGTGTGAAAGGTGTTCCCAATAAGACAACACGCATTCTTAAAGAGGCTGTGATTAAAGCAGCAGAGCAGGCTGGCAACAAATATGGCAATGAAGGATTGATTTCTTATCTTGAACGCCAGGCTGTCAAATGCCCAGCGGCTTATTTAGCCTTGTTGGGCAAGATCTTACCTTTGCAGGTTACCGGGGAAAATGATGAAGCCATCAAGATGATTACCCGTGTTGAGATTGTAGCGCCTGTTATAAAGGACAAGGCAGCTGTTTAAGGGTGATTGAGATGGCTACAGCTCAAGTTGTGATCATCGAGAAATTAATCCCGTTGTTTCAAGGAGCTGCTGATGTACGTGCTGCGTGGGGAGGGCGAGGATCAGGAAAGACGAGGTCCTTTGCCTTAATGGCGGCCTTAAAGGGCTATGAATATGGTATGGGTGGGATATCAGGGATTATCCTTTGTGCCCGCCAGTTTCAAAATTCGCTTGCTGAGAGTTCATTACAAGAGATTAAACGAGCGATTGAGACTTATGATTTTTTAAAGGACTATTACTGTGTTGGAGAGTCGTCCATTAAGTCGAAAGATGGACGTATATCTTTTCAGTTTTCAGGGTTAGATCGCAATATTGCGAGCATTAAGTCGATGGGGCGTATTTTGCTTTGTTGGGTTGATGAAGCTGAACCTGTGACTGAAACGGCTTGGCAGACACTGATACCGACATTGCGAGAAGAAGGAGAGGGCTGGCGTGCAGAGCTTTGGGTGACGTGGAATCCGTTACGTGAGAATGCACCTGTTGAAAGACGCTTTCGTTTTACAAAGGATCAAAATATTAAAGGGGTAGAGATTAACTGGTCTGATAATCCTTTATTTCCCCAAAAGTTGCAAAGAGTACGTCTTGATGATCTTCAAAACCGTCCTGAGAGTTATAACCATATTTGGGAGGGTGATTATCTTAAAGCTGTGCAAGGGGCTTATTTTCAGAAGGAAATGTTAGCAGCCGAGCAAGAGGGGCGAATAGGGCATGTTGCACGTGATCCTTTAATGCCCATTCGTGCCTTTTGGGATATTGGGGGCACGGGAGCTAAAGCCGATGCCACGGCTATCTGGATTGCACAGTTTGTAGGCAGGGAGATCAGGGTGCTTGATTATTATGAAGCGCAAGGTCAACCTTTATCTGAGCATATTGGGTGGTTGCGTTGCAATGGTTATGACAAGGCAGTGATGGTGCTTCCTCATGATGGGGCGACAAGAGACCGTGTTTACAATGTGAGCTTTGAGAGTGCTTTAAATGAGGCTGGTTTTGACACACAGGTTGTGCCCAATCAAGGGGCAGGGGCTGTTAAGATGCGCATTGAAGCCGTGCGTCGTATTTTGCCTTGTGTTTGGTTTCATGAAGAAACAACGGTTGCTGGCCGTAAGGCGTTAAATTGGTATCACGAAAAATGGGATGAAAAACGCGCCATTGGTTTGGGGGCTCAACATGACTGGGCAAGTCATGGAGCCGATGCCTTTGGTTTGATGTGCACTGTTTATGAAGCACCACGTACTCCATCAAAACCAGAGCGTTATAGCGTGACAGAAAGAGAAACGGCATCATGGATGGCATTTTAGAAAACGATCTTAAAAAAACAACAAGCCTTGATGATGATGGGCTTTATAGACGTCTTAAGTCTTGGTACGGGGAAGATATTGAGCATGTCAATGAATGGCGTGAGCAAGCGCGTGAAGACTTTGATTTTTATAATGGACGTCAGTGGGCAGAAGAAGATTTAGCTGTTTTAAAAGCACAGCGGCGCCCTGTTATGACGTTTAACCGTATTGCTCCTCTGGTGAATGCCATTGTTGGAGCAGAGCGTAATAATAAACGAGAAGTGCAGTTTCAACCAAGACAAGTTGGTGCAGCGATATCCAATGAATTGCTCACCGGGGCAGCAGAATGGTTTCGTGATGAAGCTGAAGCTGAATATGCCGATTCCGATGCCTTTCAAGATATGATCATTTGCGGTATGGGGTGGACAGATACACGGCTTGATTATGAAGCAAACCCTGAAGGCAAACCCACAGTAAGGCGTTTAGATCCACTCAAGATGGTGTGGGATGTGAATGCTGTAAGGCCTAATCTGGTTGATGCACAGCGCATGTGGTATGTTGATCGCAAACCCATTGAGGATGCCAAAAGCTTGTTTCCCAATGTGGCCAGTGAAGATCTGAATGCTGATTTTGCTATCGATAACACAACCGATCTTGAAGATTATCATGTTTCCCTTGATGCTTATGGTGATCAAGGTGATGGAGCGTTTTCATCAGATGCCGTTTCAAGGAAACGCTATGTCACGCTTGTTGAGTGTCGTTGGTTTGAATATGAGCCTTATTACAAAGCAGAAGACCTTCAAACAGGTCAGATGCGTGATTATAGTGCCCAAGAGTTTAAACAGCTGCAAATGCTTGTGCCGCAAATCCAAGGTGCGAGCTTTCATAAAAAGGTGGTTAAGCGTGCTTTTTTAGGACGTCGTCTTTTAGGCAAGCCTGACAGACCATTAGCCCCTGATGGGCAGCTTGGATGGGAATGCATTACAGGCACGTTGGATAAGCTTAAAAACCAGTTTTATGGCATTGTCAGGCCGGCAAAAGACCCGCAAAGATGGTCGAATAAATATTTTAGTCAAGTGATGTATATCCTCAATAGCCAAGCTAAAGGCGGCATTATGGCTGAACGAGGTGCTTTTGATGATGAGCGCCAGGCCGTGGAGAGCTGGGCAAAGGCTGATACGATTACATGGCTTAAAAGTGGTGCTTTGGTTGGTGGAAAGATACAGTCCAAACCACGTGCAGAATTTCCCAATGGTTTTTTTCAACTGTTTAATGAGGCCCGTGAGTCACTTACACATGTGACAGGTTTATCTGCTGAGTTCGTAGGAACACGGGAGGTTAATCAGGCGAATGTGTTAGAGAATACACGCCGCCAGTCAACACTCAATTTGCTTGCAGGTTTATTTGATAATTTAAAGCTGTATCGGTGCCGACAAGGAAAGATCATCCTTTATCTCATTCAAAACTATCTTTCCGATGGTCGCCTGATACGCATTTCTGGACCAGAGAAGGCTGAGTATGTATCCTTAACGCGTGAGGATGTCACCACTCTTGAGTATGACATTATTGTTGATGATTCACCAACCAGCCCGAATGAGAAAGAAAGAACATTTGCGGCTATTACTCAGATGTTGCCATTGCTTGGGAATTTCTTAACGCCTGATATGATCCCCGATCTTTTGAAACTCTCGCCATTGCCGGCAACTCTTGTGGCCAGTTTAACGGCCAAAGCGCAGCAAGCGCAAATGCAACAGCAACAACAGCAGATGATGATGCAAAACCAAGGGCCGCAATTAAGCCCCGAGCAGCAAGCAAAAGTTGCAGCTATTCAACAAGAAACTCAGGCAAAAGGCATGCTCAATCAGCTGGATGCCCAAAGCAAACAAGTAGCACTGCAGCAGAAGAATATTGAGCTTTTCTTAAAGCAAGAACAAGCGCGTATGCAGCTTGAACAGCAAAGAGCAAGAAATGCGATAACTGAGCGAGAGATGCAGATCAGAGCATTGCAAATAGAGCTTGAAAATTATCGAGCAGCAACCATCAGAGGCAAAACTTAAACTTTAACGAAAAGGAACGAGATAATGGAAGAAAAATTTACCCCTGAAGAACAAGCCCTTTATGATGAACAATTTACAAGCGATTATCCTGTTGAGAGTATGCAAGATGAGAAGCTTGAGCAAGATGTTAAAACAGTTGGAGAAGATGACACAGATGGACTAAATGAGGCATCTGAGCAGCCAGCAGAAGAGGTTTCTCAAGAGCCGTTAAATGATGATGGTGGCGAGAAGGAGTCTGAGCAACCTCGTTACGCTGTTGTAGAGCAAGAGCGCCAAGCACGTCAAAAAGCGGAGCAAGATGCTGCTGAGGCCCGTGAGCTTGCGCTAGAGATGGCACAAAAATATGCCGCTATCCAGCAAGAAATAACGCGCCGTCATGATGAAAATGTTCCTTCTTTGGAAAATGATCCCAAGGCGCATATCGCATGGCTTGGTCAGAAGCTACAAGAACAGCAAAAATTGCTTCATGAGTATTCGTATCAGAGAGAGCAGCAAGAGCGTGTCAATCAAGAGTATTATGAGCGCCAGCAATTAGGGGATTATTTTGAAGCAGCCAAGGCACAGGTTCAAGATAAATACCCTGACTTAGATCATATCATGGATTATCTTTATGAGTATGCAGATAATTCTTTTAAAGCAGATGCCAATCTGTATCCGCAACTTAACGATCCTGCGGTAAGGCAAGAACAAATTGGTATTCAATTACGTGATATATGTAAGCAATCTCAAAGGGCAGGCATTAACCCTGTAGAGGTGCTTGTGCACAAAGCAAAAGCGTTTGGATACTCTGGTCCACAGATGAGAGATGATGTGAGTGCTCTTCAAGAACGCACAACAGCAGCACGTACATTAGCAGCGCGTGGGGGGCAAGCTCCAACAGGGGGTGTTGATATAAAAACGCTTTCTTCCATGCCAGAAGCTGAGTTTGCAGCATGGGTTGAGAAAAATCCTGGGAAATTTGAACAAATTATGAGCGGGATGTGAAAGACATGCATCTTAGCTCATCAGAGATAACCAAGTGATGGTGCTTGGTTATGCTGCACAAGTGCGGCAATTTTTTAACCAAGATGAAGAAAGGCATTTTAAAAAATGGCGACAACACAAATAACGATCAATGCCCCATTAGCGGTTAGCGCTTGGGCTAAGATGCTCAATACAGAGACCTCAAAAGCATTGTCTATTGCACCGCTTATGGGGACAAACAAAAATAGTATCATCCAAGTGAAGGATGAATCAGGAAAATCAGCGGGTGATTCAATTACCATGGGATTACGGACCCAGCTTATGGGTGATGGTGTTAGCGAAAGTCAAACGCTGGAAGGTAATGAAGAAGCGCTTCAGTTTATGAGTGATAAGATACGCATTAATGAGCTTTCTCATGCTGTACGTGTTCCAAATGAAGGGTCGATTGATCAGCAACGTGTTTTGTTTAACTTGCGTAATGAAGCAAAGGATGCACTTGTTGATTGGTATGCAGACCGTTTAAGCATGATGTTCTTTATTCAAGCTGCAGGCTATACAGCACCATGGATGAAGTTTGAAGGGCATACCGTAACGCTTAAACCAGTGCATTATGGCTTTAATGAACCTTTAGAACCAAGCAGTAAGCGTGTTATTCGCCCAAATCAGAAAAAAACGGATGAAGCACTTGCAAAAGAAGATGTGTTTAATCTCAAATTAATCGATCAAGCTGTACAGAATGCAAAACTGGCTAATCCTAAGATTAGACCGGTACGGATTAATGGAGACAGTGTCTATGTGATGTATCTTCACCCAATACAGGTGACACAATTGCGCACTAATACAGATGCTGGTCAGTGGCTTGACATTACCAAGGCAGTTTTTAATGGAAGCCGCTCTAAAAACCCAATTTTTGATGGGTCATTAGGGATGTATAATGGTGTTGTTTTACGTGAAGCTGAACATGTGCCTCATGGTGTTGATTCAAAGACAAAAGAGCCTGTTTTGTCTGTTCGGCGTGCTGTTTTGCTTGGTGCACAAAGTATCATCATGGCTTATGGGCGTAGCAATAAAGGCAATGGAGCAACACGCTATAAGTTAGTGGAAGAGATGATTGATTATGAACGTGAGTTTGGTGTAGCTGCCAAGACGATTATTGGCATGAAAAAGTCACGCTACGCTTTGCCCTATTCTAATCAGGGAGCACAAGACTTTGGCACCATTGTTATCCCATCTTTTGCTGAAGATAGCATGTAACAATCGGTGAGATAAAATAGGATTAATAATATTTAGAGAATTAATAAATTTTTATATCTTAATTTTTCTGAGCATGATATTTTTTACTAGCCAGCTTCACGATATCTATCGTATTTGGGCTTGAGGTTGAAGATTTCTGTATGTCTGTTTCTACTAGTAACCGCTTGTAATTATCTAAATGCATCAATTACAATAGCCATTGATCAGAAGAAAATAAGGAGGGGAAAGTGTTGTGTATCTTATCTTTTAGAAGAACTACTCTATTAGGTGTAGTTATGAGTGGGCTTTTTCCCGTTGGTGATGCAAATAGTAAACAGCCGGTAATTGATTATGAAAACAAACCAATGGTTGAGTTGAGACAACCCATGATAAACGAAAAACCTTTTGATAAGCGACTAGTTGATAAGCGATTGCTTGATACAAACTATAATAATGCTGAAGTTCTTGGTCATATAAGTGACTTTACTCCAGAACAACTCCGAGAGATTTTCTCAAAAAATAAGGAGTTGCTTGAGAAAGCAAAAAAAAATAAAATTTCATCTCCCCCTCCTTTTGATAAGCGATTAGTTGATAAGCGATTGCTTGACACAGACTATGATAATGCTGAAGTTCTTGGTCATATAAGTGACTTTACCCCAGAACAGCTTAGAGAGATTTTCTCAAGGAATAAAGAATTACTTGCTAAAGCAAGACAAAATGTTCCTATCGCAAACAATAATGAGACAACAGCACAAAATAAAACGACGACACAAGAAGATAGTCCTAAAACGAGTATTAAGGAGGCTTTAGGATGGGGGTCAGTTCACGGATTGACTTTAGGCTATGATGATGAAATAGCTGCAGGAGTATCAGCAGTTATTGGGAAAGAAACATATGACGATGGGGTGAGGAAATGGCGTGACTATCAAAAAGCATTGGAAAGAGATCATCCTTATGCTTATTACGCCGGTAATATAGTTGGTGGATTGGCAATCATAGTTCCTGCAGCATTTTTCGGCCCCGTTGCGGCGGGTGGTATTGCTGCTATACGTGCATTTCCTTCGGCTGCACGCGCTATTCCTTTTCTTCTAAACGGTCGTTCAGCAGTTACAGCTGCAAAAGCTGGAGGTAAAGCTGTAATGAGCCCTATAAATAAGGCAGCCACAAGAACTTCAGGTGCAGCTGCAGATTATGCAAGTAGAGCAGAGGCAAAAGCATTTCACTCTGTATTAGCGCAAGGTGCCACACGGGCAGAGGCGAAACTTGCAGGGGAAGCAGCGGCAAAAAAAGCAGTAGCAAAGTTTAATACAATACGCGCTGCAAAAATCGGTGGAATCTATGGAGCTATAGCAGGAAGTGGTGAAGGGGAAGGTTGGGGGAATACTATAGTAACTACTGGATTTGGTGGGTTATTTGGTGGTGCTGCGCCTTTTGCTCTATCAGCAGCAGCGCCTCTTGTCACAAAACCAGCTAGTGCAACGACTTCTTTTGTCAAAGACACATTTCCAAAATGGGTTCGTGGAAGTCAACCAGGTGAAGTTAAAATAAGCAACAAAGCACTTAGAGAGATAATTCGTTCTTTAGACGATGTGGGTATTCAGGATCTTGAGAAGGCCTTAAAGTGGAAAGGTCCTGATTCAATGATTATTGATTTGAGTGATCATCTTGCTGCACGGGCTTTTAGAGAAGCAAAATTAAATCTAGATACACATTCAATAATGAAAGGCAATTTAGGAGCTAGGCAAGCTGAGAGTGTTCAACGTGTAAGAGAAAGGCTGAATGAAACACTTGGTGAGAAAGTTAACACACTTGATTTAAAGCAAGACATTATTAACAACGCAAAAAGAGAGGCTGAACCGCTCTATGAAAAGGCATTTACTGCACCCATTGCAGAGTCTGTTATGAAAGATTTACAGCTTTTAGAGGACAGTCCTGCGTTTAATGATGCACGTAAAAAAGCAATTGCGGGTTTGTTGAATGTGGGAGATGAAACAGTTATAGCAAATCGTGAAAATCCAGAAATGAGTATGCGGATTTTGCACAGAATAAAGGGCGGCATAGACAATCAGATTAAATTAGCTCTTAGAGAAGACAATCAAATACATGCTTCAGATTTAATGAATGTGAAGGAACGTCTGCTTCGTGTTTTAGATACGTCATCTCCACATTATACCCAGGCGCGCAAATTTTACCATGACGAGCGCACTCTTGGCAGCGCTTTATCTCAGGGTGAAAAAGCGTTTGGGAAGGATGTGACGCTTGATATGATCAAAAATCAGCTTTCAGGCTTGGAATCTAAAGAACTGGATGCGTTTAGAAAAGGTGCACGTTCACAGATAGAACATGCAGCAGCCAATGTACAAAGCCCTGAAAATAATCTTTCCAATTTGTTTAATACGCAAAGTGGACAAGAGAAATTACGGCTGATTTATGGTGAGGATAAAGCAAACCAAATGGTGAAAGCTTTACGGCCAGAGGTTGAGAGATCAGAGTTATTTGCACGCTTTCCAAGGCACGAGGGTGAGCTATTTACAATACACAGAGATGCCGAAAGAGACATTGCAGCTCTCATAACAGCACGTGAGCGTGGGGATATTGGGTTAGCGAGACAAGAATCTATTGAATTAATTAACAAGTTTCGTAAAGCAGAACAGAAGCGCTTAATAACACAAGGTGAACTTGTAAAGTTCATTAATTTGCTTAATGTTCTATCGACGGGCAGCTATACTAGATGGCTTAAAAATTAATGATTAATTTTCATCCTCATGTTCACAGTGCCATCTTACAGGCGGCACAAAGGTATGATTTACCCGAAAGCTTTCTTAAACGCGTTGCGATGATAGAAAGTGGTGGTGATCCCAATGCAAGAAATAAGAACAGTAGTGCAGGTGGGCTTTATCAATTTTTAGATTCCACAGCACGCCAATATAAGCTGGATAACAAGTTTGATCCCCTTCAATCGATTGATGCGATGGCACGGTTAACCAAAGACAATATCCGTTATTTGCAAACAGCTTTGGGAAGAGCCCCTTCAGAAGCTGAACTTTACTTAGCACACCAACAGGGGCCAGCGGGGGCTGCAAGGCTTATTAAGAACCCGGATGCACCAGCAAGCCAACTGTTAAGCGCCCAGGCAATAGCGCTTAATGGTGGGCGCCCTGGTGCAACAGCAGGTGATTTTATGAATCATGTTTATCAGCAGTACAATAGAACAGCACAGCCTGAGCAAGGTTATAGGCAAGCAGTTCCACCACGTGGTATGCGAAGGCTTCAAAATGCAATGCAGGGTGATCAATTGGTTGCACAGAATGCTCCATTGCAGGAGCAGGGTGGTCATGCTGATTTTCTTAAAAAGGGCATGGCGGATTTAACGCAGTTAATCAAAGAGAATGCGCAAAATTATGATCAACAGATACAGATGGCACAAAATCAAATGATGCAGCAGCCTGTGTTTGCACAAGGCGGGTCACGCCCTGCGGATTTAACGCCTTTGATTAGTCCCCGCCGCCAGCCATCTTCTTTAACTGGTCGACAAAGAGGAGATCAATTGCGCAAAGAGTTCTTAACAAGGGCAGGAGTTTATAATGTCTGATATTTATGATTGGTCACTGACAGCGGATACAAACGCACACTCAGATGATATTATTAATTGGGCACAAGGACAGCCGCCTAGTTCTGTTAATAATAGTGCCCGTGCTATGATGCAGCGTATACGAGAATATCTTGCAGATAATGGCGGGAGTATTGAAGCAAAGTTTATTGTTAATAGTCTTGAAAAGACAACATCAATTACACTAAACACAGTTTCTCCTATCACGGAATATAAGAATGATGTCTTTATACGTTTTAGAGCAAGCGACACAAATGTTGGTACGACAACAATAACCGTCAATAGTTTGAGTGAAAAGCCTGTTTATAAGATGACCGATGCAGGTGTTATATCCTTAGAAGGCGGTGAGCTGCAAAAGGATGGCATTTATGAGCTGATCTATAATAACAGCACACTAACAAGAAGTCTTGATGGTTGGTATTTATTAAACCCAACCCCAAAAACACCTCCTCAGATAGAAATTTTTCCCCCTGGGTTTATTGCGACATTTGCTATGAAAGCATTACCTAATGGTTGGCTTTTGTGTGATGGTGCAAGCTATGAGCGCAAAAAATATCCTCGGTTATTTAAGGCAATAGATATATATTGGGGAGCAGATAACGATACTACTTTTAGAGTACCCGATTTTAGGGGGATATTTCTACGCGGTTTTGATAATGGGCGTGGTATAGATCAAGGTAGAAAATTTGCCGAAAAGCAGCAAGATAGCTTGAAAGCACATACACATGGCTGCACCATTGAAATGTCAGGGGCGCATGTGCACCAGTTTCAGTATGAGGCATTAAGAAGACCTGGCAGTCCTATTGGTGGAAGAAACCCTGCCTTTTATAGCCAAAATATAAGAGCAAATACAGGCTCAGCAGGTGCACATACGCATAGTGCAACGATTTCTTCAACAGGTGCAGCAGAAACACGCCCTGTTAATACAACGGTTGTTTACGCCATAAAATCATAAGGTTTTTTAAAGATGCTTAATAATCCATCGGCAATTGATGAGATTGCCGACACAGGGCAGATTCGTGTCCTTTTTTATGCAAGTCATAGATTAGTTCATGCGCCATTAAATAAGGTTCTTGATAAGGTCAAAGACGATATTCAGCATGATCTTTCAAGCGCTTTTACAGCTTATCAAAAAGAAACAGATCAACGCATTGAAGCTTTGCAAAAAGCCATTGATGAATTGCGTTTACAACTTGTCAGTCTCACACATCCCGAGGATATAAATTAAGGAATTTAAAACAATGCCTATTCCCTATCACACACACAAGTTTGAAATTGAACCAGCAACAAATAAGGAAGTCAAAGAAGGTGTTTTAGACAGTAAGGTTGTTGCACCCTCTTCATTAGGCAGTGCAGCGGCTTATTCTATGGGTTATTTTGCGACTGCTGCTCAAGGGAAGAAAGCTGATGAAGCCGTTGCAAAAAGAGATGTTGGAGCACTGGCTTACAAAGATACGGTTACAGTTAATGATATCAACACCAGTGGGGATCCTCATGAGAATACAGTTTTATCGGGTAGTGGCTGGATAAAGCTATCGCCTTTGGGAATTGGTGATATGAGTGTTGCTATTTATGATCCTACTCATGTGAGGTCAGATGCCTTCTCTATGGAGAATATGGTTGAAGGTGATACAAAGAAGATTTTGACTGCAGAAGAAAGGGTAAAGCTACAATGGATAAGTTCTGAATGCCCTACAATAGAAAAATGGAAGAAGGCAGATGAGGATATCAATTATCCTATATCGCCTGTCGATCTTAAAGATACTATCAGTCACTTTGCATTGTCAAAATCTCTTGCGATGTCAAAATCAGTTTATGATCCAGATAAAATAGCAAAAGATGTTTTTGCTATGGATCATATGAAAGAGGGAGAGAAGCATCTTATCCTAACGCCTCAAGAACGTATCCAGATTACAAAGATTGATCAAATTGAAGAGGCTGCACAACAAGCACAAACAACAGCTCAATGCGGGGTCAATCTAGCCGGTGAGACTAAGGAGATTGCAGAGAATGCTTTAAGCATAGCTAAAGATGCACAAAGCACTGCAGCGTCTGCAAAAGAAACAGCAGCAGATGCTTTAAGCACAGCAAAAGATGCACAAAGCACTGCAGTGGCTGCGCAAGAAACTGCCGATAAAGCACAAAAAGCAGTTGATCTTATTCATCCTCTTGAAAAGCAAGACTGGATTAATGGCATTAAAACAGAAAATGCATTGATATCCCCGGCTCACCTTGTTGCTTCTATCAAAGCAAATGCTGGAAGTGGTAATGGTGGCAGCAGTAATAGTGTGGGTGTGGGCATTAGCAAACCTGTTGAGATTTTCATGACGGAAAGTGGGGAAATTGCATGGCCAGAAGGTGTTACTGAAGATACCGAGCTTGAAATATGGGCTTGGGGTGGTGGTAATGCTGGTGATAATAGTGCTCGTCATGGTGGTAATGGTGGGTGTTGTGTTTATGTGAGAACAAAGAAAAAGTTTCTTGGCGACAGTAAAGTAACTATCGGCAAGGGTGGGGGGACAGCTGAGAATGGCAGTTTTGCTGGAAAAAACACAAAAGTTGGTCAATTTATTACAGCTTCTGGTGGTTCTTTCGGATACGATCCTAGTGGTATTGATGGTGACAGGGGCGATAATGGAGCTGATGCAGAGGATCAAAATGGTATTGGGGGTGATGGCAAGAATGGTGAAGTTGGTAGGATAGGTGGATTTGGTGGTAATGGGGGTGAAGGGGGCAAATGCGGTAAAAATGGCACTGGAGGGCAAGGGGGCAGAGGGGGCAGAGGGGGCAGAGGGGGCGATAATTTTTTAAAAAGTGCCGGTAATGGAGGTAGAGGCGGTAATGGTGGGCGTGGCGAGAATGGTGGTAAAGGCGGCGGAGGTGGCGATGGTGGAAACAGTATATATAACTGTGGCGGTGTTGGAGGTTGGGGTGGTCATGGGGGCTGGGTCAGTATCAGCAAAAGTGGTTTAGGTGGTGAAGGCGGTTGGGGTGGTAAAGGAGGCAATAGTATGTGGGGTGGTGGCGGAGGAGGTAGTGTTGGAGGTAAAGGTGGTGATTGTGACCAAGGAATTGGTGGCAAAGGCGGCATGGGCGGTAATGGTGGAGACAGTGTTTATGGTGGTGCAGGAGGAGGGGCAGGGGGTGGTTTAGGCGGTAAAGGCAAACAAAAGGGTGATAATGGTGTTAGAGGACGTGGGGGGCATAGCATGTGGGGTGGTCATGGGGGACGGGGGAGTGTTGGCATAGATAAGAGTTATTATGGTGGCGGTGGTGGATATTTTCCCGGAGAAGATGCGACATCTTTATCTAGCGGTGCGGGGGGAGACGGCGCTGTATTAATTAAAGTGTATTTATAGAAATGGGATGAAACGATGGCACGAAGAATAAGTAAAGACTGTTTAAACTATTTAAAAAAATGGGAAGGTTTGCGACTAAACGCTTATCAAGATGCGTCTGGTGTTTGGACCATTGGTTATGGCCATACGGGAAAAGCTGGTAAACCAGATGTTGTTGAGGGTATGGTGATTACCAAGCAAAAAGCTGAAACCATGCTGTTAACTGATTTGCAGAAATATGAAGCAGCAGTAGAAAAATCAGTTTGCGTTGATTTAAGTGATGAGCAGTTTGGGGCTCTGGTTTCATTTTGTTATAATGTTGGTGTGAATGCTTTTCAACATTCTACTTTAGTTAAAAAACTCAATAAAGGGGATTATGAAGCTGTACCGGCTGAATTACAAAAATGGACAATGGCTGATGGCAAACGTTTGAAAGGGTTAGTCCACAGGCGTGCTGCTGAAGCGGGGTTATGGGCAACGAGTGCTTATGTTTCTTCTAATTATCAAGCAGTAGAAGCAAAAGAATCAACAAGTGCTTTTAAAGTAGAAATGTTAGCTCCCATCATCGGGTCTTTTTCTGGGCTTGGAGGGTTGCTTGCTGGTAATGGTCCGGTTCAGTGGGCTTTTGCTGCAATTATGGTTTTAGCAGCTTGTGTAGGCGTTGCTTTTGTTGCTCAACGTTTTTGGGAGCAACGGTTATGATTTTGTGGGGAAAGAAATATTTATTGAAGGTGATGGCGGCTTTAGCCGCTTTTTTTGTGACTTTATCTAGGGTTTTTTATCTTGGAAAAAAAGCTGAACGACGCAAAAGAACAGAGAAAGTTTTAAAAGTAGCAATAACACGAGTTGAAGTAGAAGATGAAGTTAACAAGAAAAGTGATGTTGATGTGCGCTCTGATCTTTCTGAATGGGTGCGCAAAAAATGAATACACTTCTTGTCTCGGGTGGTTGCCAATATATTTGGAGAGGCAAGATCTCAATGCAATCAGTCCAAACTTAGCACGAGACATTTTAAAGCATAATGAATACGGAAAACGTTCTTGTGGATGGAAACCTATTAACAAGAAATCAGGATGATTTTGGTATTGGACTTCTTTTTATAAACAGGATCTAGTTATAAACGTAGCTCAGAATGAGAACCAAGTCGCAGAAGTTCTAATATTTCAGTATTTGGTTTTCTATAGATTAAGACTAAATCTGGTTTGATATGACAATCACGACAATTGCGCCATTGACCTGTTAATGCATGATCTCTCCAGTGTACTTTTAGCGGTTTATTTTCTGCTAATGCTTTAATTACAAGCAACAAGTCTACTTCTAGTGTATTAGCGTACCTACCTTTACTTTCGCGTTTAAGGTCTCTCCGGAACGACCGTGTATAAACAATTTCCCGCATACCTAATTAAGATTGCTTTGCAGATTTATACACTTCAGCTTTATCACTGCGGATCATATCTCGTAAACCATTTAATGATGTACGCTCAACACGACCTGCTTCAGCATCTTCAATAGCTTGTAATGTCTCTAGGTTGGGCTGAAATAAATCAAGCGGTAACGCTTTATTCCTAGCAACGCCGGTCATAAACATGCGCACTGCATCAGATACAGTAAGACCTGTGGACTTTATGACAGCACTTGCAATTTCTTGAATCTCATCAGGAATACGAGCTTGAATTTTTCCCATTATTAGACCTTCCATTCATTCTGTACTGCAATGTAGTACAAATTCAGTCTATGTCAAGAAAATCCTATTCCCTTACCTGATTTTTTTATCCCTAACCTTAAAAAAACACCAATAGAATCAATGGGTTATAGGGGTAAAAAAGGCGTATAATACACCCTCCGGGGCCCACCAGTCCCTTTTTTATCCCTATAAACATTTGATTTTATTATATTAAATATGTCTTCCGGGGCAAAAGTCATCTAGTAAGTCAAAATATCTTTTTAGAGTGAAGATTTACATAGTTATTTATTTTGTTGATTTTTTGGATTCCTATCGGACACATTTTTGTAACTTTATGATTTATTTGGTCAAGTTTTTTGGCCAGTGCTTTAGCATAAAGTGTTTGTTGTATACTATTGGTTGATTACAATATTGTTCCCAATATATCCCTCTGCTATTTTTGCACAAGAATATGGAATTTTATTAGATTTCAAAAGTTTTGTAAGGGAAGGGGGATATTTTAAATAAAGCTATTAGCTTTTAAAGGTAGCTCATATCCAATAGACTAAGTTTTTCTCTATCATCCATAATATATGTATTTTTATGTGTTATAAGATATCAATAATAAGATTTTGCTATCGAATCTATAAAATAAATTACATTAAATAGTTATAACATCAATGAAATGGAAATTGAAAAATTCATAAGTATTCATTTAGTGGATATGATAATAACATATTTAGGAGCGGCGATTTTTTAAAAACATTGGGGTAAAAACTGCTATTGTAAAAATGGAAAATAAAGAGGGGCGCTTTTTCAAGGGATGAAGTGGGTTATTTTTTCAGTTAAGAATAATCGATATTATTTGCAGGATGATGATAAGCTTTAATGGTGATTTGTAATTAGTTTGGCAAAAGATATATTACTTATAAAACGCGTGGATGGAGGCTGTGAATAAGTGTGTTGGCAACCACAAAAAACATTTAATATCCTCCCCCTTCTAAGAAAGACCAAAGTAGCCATTTACAAGGAGCTATTTCATATTCTAGAACTAATTATTTTCAATTTTAACTGGTGTTGAAAATAAGAAAAATTGTATCACTGCAAACAGAATTTGTTTGATTATTTTACTACAGCAAAAATTATAAAACAGCTTAAACTTTATCAATATGGTAGAAGTACAATACTACTTATCCACGTTAATAAAATTTAAGCCTGATTTTATTTGAAATGAATATTA